TCCTTCTTTCTCAGCTAGAGTGTTTTAATGGCAGATAGAATTAATGGCTACAAGGTTAATTGCGCTGGTGGTCTAGACACTAACAGGGATGTGTTGTCTCAGAGTGAGGCAGCACCCGGTAGTGCTATCCAGCTTATTAACTATGAGCCATCTATCTTTGGTGGATATAGACGTATTAGTGGATATGCTAATACCTATGGAACAGTGACAGGCATTGGTGATGTTCTAGGTGTAGCTGTAGCAGATTCCATCAATGACAATATCTTTGCTTGCCGTAAGCCTTCAGCAGGTACAAACTATTTTTATAAGTGGGTAGCTAGTAGTTCTAGTTGGTCTGCTGTTACAACTCCCGGTTCCATTACTATGGTGGGAGTAAAGAAGGTTAGGTTTCTTCGTTACAACTGGGGTAGCCCTAAGGTTATTCTCACTGATGGTATCAATCCAGCAGCTACTTATGATGGAACAACTTATACACAGATAACACATACTAATGCACCTAACAGTCCTAAGTATGCAGCAGCGTATAAGAATCACATCTTCTTAGCTGGTGATCCTACAGATCCCTACAACTTATACATCTCTTCTCCTTTGGCAGAGACAGACTTCAATCCTGCTAACGGTGCTGCTGTCATCAATGTAGGCTTTGAGATTGTTCAGGTTAAGCAGTTTCGTGACATCCTATACATCTTCGGTAAGAATTCAATTAAGGCTCTTACAGGAACAAATGTTGCAGACTTTGTTGTTTCTGAAATCACAACAAACTTAGGTTGCTTAGTTCCAGATAGTGTGATAGAACTGGCAGGTACATTGTTATTCTTAGGTCCAGACGGATTCCGTCCTATTGCTGGTACGGCTAAGATTGGTGATGTGGAGCTTGAAACTGTTTCTAAGAAGATTCAATCAGTGGCTTCTGATTTGTTAGTTGACTTGGCTTCTGGTAATACAGACCCAGAGACTCTCTCTGCTGTTGTGCTTAGAAAGAAATCTCAGTTTAGATTGTTGACACCAAGCGAAGGTATCTTTGGAATTATTGGTGGATTGAGACAGACAGACGGTGGTATCACTTATGAGTATGGCTTGCTGTATAACATGATTGTTACATGTGCTTCAAGCGGTTATATTGGTTCTGAAGAAATTGTTATTCATGGAGATGAAACAGGTAAGGTGTATAAGCAGGAGAGTGGTACTTCCTTTGGGGGTTCAGACATCCTGAGCGTATATCAAACACCTTACTATTATTTCCAAGATCCTACAATTCGTAAGAACTTCTATAGCATTAATACATTCTTAAGAAGTGAAGGAACAGCTAACATTGTGTTCTCTGTTTCTTATGACTTTGAAGACACTATTAATGTGTATAACCCAGCTAACTTTAACATCAATACAACTGGCTCAGCTTCCTATTACAACGAAGCCATTTACGATAGTACAGCCATCTATGATGGTAATCCTTCACCAGTAGTGAAGACACCGTTTACAGGCTCGGGTTTTTCCGTTGCCTTTAAATATGTTACGAATGATCAGAACGCTAGTCATACGATTCAGGGATTGGTCCTGAATTATTCAATGAATGATAGGCGATAAGGAGAACTACCTTGACAGGTTATGTAAGACAATCAGCAGCAGATATTGTAGCAACTGAGGTTATTAGAGCCACGCCTATTAATAACGAGCTGAATGCTATTCGTGATGCTTTCAGTGCTTCGACAGGACACAGACATGATGGTACTTCTGCTGAGGGTACTTCTGTTCCTGTCATTGGTGACTTAGACTTTAACAATAAGATTGCTGTAGACACTAACAATAATAGACACGGAGTGTTTGTTGAAGTTGGTGGTAGTCCAGTAGAACAAATTCGTTTTGTTGATGGAGCAATCTTACCAGTAACAACCAATGACATTGACTTTGGATCTAGTTCTTTTAGATTTAAAGATGGATATGCAGCAGGTACTTTTGTATTTGCTGGTGTTGTTATTACCAGTGCTGACATTAACGGTGGCACAATTGATGGAACAGTTATTGGTGCTTCTTCAGCAGCAGCAGCTACAGTTACAAACTTAACAGTTAACTCAGCAGCTACCATTGCTTCTGCTGACATTAATGCAGGTACTATTGATGGTGCTGTTATTGGTGCTAGTTCTGCACAAGCCATTACAGGTACTACAGTTACTGCCACCACAGGTTTTGTTGGTGGTCTTACTGGTGCTGTCACAGGTAATGTAACTGGTAACTTAACAGGCAATGTCACAGGTAATGTCACAGGCAATGTAACTGGTAATGTCACAGCATCTTCTGGTACTTCAACATTCAACGATGTTGTTATCAACGGTGGCTTGAACATGAATGCTGGCACTTCTGCCACCATTACCAATCTTACTAGTCCAACAAATGCAAATGATGCTGCTACTAAAGCATATGTAGACACATCCATTTCAAACTTAGTAGACTCTGCTCCTGCTGCTTTAGACACTTTGAATGAGCTGGCTGCTGCTCTTAATGACGATGCTAGTTTCTCTACCACTGTTACCAACTCCATTGCCACTAAGCTAGCTCTTGCTGGTGGCACTATGAGTGGTGCTATTGCGATGGGTACTAACAAGATTACAGGTCTTGGTAATCCATCAGCTAATCAAGACGCAGCTACTAAAACTTATGTAGACACTGCTGATGCACTGAAGTTGTCATTGTCTGGTGGCACTATGTCTGGTGCTATTGCAATGGGTACTAATAAGATTACTGGCTTAGGTGATCCAACCAGCAATCAAGACGCAGCAACTAAGTACTACATTGATACATTGTTTGGTAGCACATCATCTGCTGCTACCTCTGCTGCTGCTGCTGCGGTGTCTGCTTCTGATGCAGCCACTAGTGCAAGCAGTGCTTCTACTTCAGCAAGTAATGCATCCACATCAGCTACATCAGCAGCTTCATCAGCAACTAGTGCTGCTGCTTCTTATGATGCTTTTGATGATCGTTACTTGGGTAGCAAGTCTTCAGCACCTACACTTGATAATGACAACAATGCTTTATTAACTGGTGCTCTCTATTGGAATTCAACCAGTAACATCATGTATGTATACACTGGTTCTTCTTGGGTTGCTGCTGGCTCAGCAGTTAATGGAACCTCTGAAAGAACTGTGTACACAGCTACAGGTGGACAGACAACTTTCTCAGCTACATATGATGCTGGGTATGTTGATGTCTATTTGAATGGTGTTAAACTTGTAGTTGGTTCAGACTTCACAGCAACAGACGGTCTTAATGTTGTGTTAGCTTCAGGTGCTGTGTCTGGTGACATTGTAGACATCGTTGCTTATGCTGCATTTGAACTAGCTAATGTGTATACACAGTCACAATCTGATGCTAGATTTTTAAGAGTTTCTAATAATTTATCTGATCTTAATAGTGCTTCCACTGCTAGAACAAACTTAGGTTTAGCAGCAGTGGCATCTTCAGGATCTTATAATGATTTGTCTAATACACCAGCAGCATTCACTACTGGTAAAGCCATTGCTATGGCTATCGTTTTTGGAGGATAAAAAATGGCTGCCCCTAACATTGTCAATGTTGCAACAATTACAGCAAAGACTGCTTACGCTACACCGTCTAATACATCAGCAAATGTATTGCTTGCTAACGCTGCCAGCTCTGGTAAAGTGTTTAAAGTGAATATGATTATTGCTGCTAACGTGGATGGCACTAGTGCTTATGATGCAACGGTGGCGGTGAACACTGCTGCTGATGGATCTGGTACTTCATATCCATTGGCATCAACTGTATCAATACCACCAGATGCTTCATTGATTGTGTCTGACAAATCAACTTCTTTCTATCTTGAAGAAAATAAATCGATTGTTGTTACTAGCAGCACAGGCTCTAAGATTGCCTACACAGTAAGCTACGAAGAACTCTCTTAATAGACTATGTCCAAACGAGTAGGTGGAATTTTAAGTGCTGGACTTAACGGCATCAACTTCCCTGTCAAGACTGTGGAATACCTTGTCGTTGCTGGCGGGGGTGGCACTTGTGGAACGATTACTGGCGGTGGTGGTGGAGGTGGTGTTTTAACCGCTACAGGATATGCGGTTACTATAGGCTCTCCAATTACAGTAACCATTGGTGCAGGTGGTGCAGGTGGTGCTGGAAGTGCTAGTGTTAGTTCAGCGCAAGACGGACAAAGTTCAGTTTTTGGAAGCATTACTGCAACAGGCGGTGGCGGTGCTGGTGGTTCGACTGGAAGAACTGGTGGTTCTGCTGGTGGAAGTGGATGGTTTGTCACAACAGTTGTTTCTGGAACAGCAGGTCAAGGAAACGCAGGTGGTGGAGGGGCTGGTAATGGTTCTTCAATTTTAACTGGCGGTGGTGGCGGTGGTGCTGGTTCTGCTGGACTAAGTACAAATGGAAATATTGGTCTTACAGGTGCAGGTGGCTCTGGGCTTGTATCTACTATTACAGGTTCACCACAAGTTTATGGAAGTGGTGGTTCTGGTGGTGGAAAAAATACAACTACTGTTGTAGGATTGACCACATATGGCGGTGGCGTTGGTGCATCATCTACTTTAAATCCACAAGCAAAAGGTGCAAATGGTATTGCCAATACTGGCGGTGGTGGCGGTGGCGCACCTGACTATAGTGCAATTGACACAACACAATCATCAGGCGGCTCTGGTGTCGTAGTAATTCGCTATCCATCTTACTTAGCCCCTGCTACATCAACAACAGGCTCACCAGAAACTTATGTCACAGGCGCATGGCGTGTTTACAGATTCGTTGCTTCTGGCACGATTACTTTTTGAGGGTGGCTATGCCAACTGGTTTATTTACTCTTAAACAACAAAATCAAGCCATTGCACAAAAGGCATGGACTGGTACGCAGAAAACTAACTTTGTTGAATACTTAGTTGTTGCGGGTGGCGGTGGTGCAGGTCGTACTGCTAACGGCTCTGGAGGAGGAGGTGGTGGTGGTTTACTGACAGGCATTTTGCCTGTTGCTACTGGTGTTTCTATTACTGCTACTGTCGGTGGTGGCGGTGCGG